GCCTAGCCAGTGAATCACAGACCGCCGTTAATCGCCTTGGAGTTAACAGCTCCGCCCAGCCTGGGGACGACAGGCCCGCCACTGCTGCGTCTAGCAGTGACCTCTCCGGTAGAGAGGCTCCAGCTCAGGAGGAAATGAGCACCTCGGCTGGAGGGGGGTCCAGCATCAACAGCCAATCGCAGGCTGTTCCCTGGTCAATCGCCAGGAGAAGAAAGGGGAAAACCCGGGTTCGGCTCACACAGGTGGGAGTTGAGCCCACCGAATCTTCACTCGAAGCTTTAGAAAGCAAAAAGGCTGAATTAACCGCCAAACATCACAAATTAAACTCATTATCCGAGAAAAAGAGACAACAGAAGCATTTGAGACAAATGTTTAAAACTTATAAATTCATGGATTCTGCGTTCACAGTGAATGTTAACGGGAAAATTGAGACCATTAAAGTCAGGTCTCCCTTCAGATACAAAGTTGAAGGTTCAGTCACAAATTATATTCGTTGTGATAGGCAGGAAACAAAAGACTGCTGCAAATTAATTACACACGAAAATAAACCACCTGGGTTTAAATACTGCAAGAATCACGATTATATGTGGAGAGACATAGAAGGGGGTTTGACCAGTAGAGTACTTAACTTAGAAATAACAAAAATTAGCTCAGAAATTAACAGACTGAAAAATGAAATGTCGAAAGATTTTTCACAAGTCAAACAAATTTCATTCAAGTTGAATGACAAATTTGAAAAGATCATGAATCTTATGTCTGAGGAAGAGTGTGAAGACGCTATATATTTATTGTTTCAACATGGAGACTATTCATGGGTTAACTCGGATATTAAGTTTGACAGCTTTGAACAGTTGGAGTTGAGAGCATGGCACAATTTGTGCAGTGTGATCACTAAACTCCATTCACTTCGAGGTTCGGCTGTCCTTCTCAATGCCCTTGTTGTCCGTGACGGAATCTTGGAATCAAAACTCACATTCGGATCGGAGGAAGCTAATTATGTTGCAGATCGGCTTACAGTTAAGCTTAAACCAGAAAGATGGAAGCTCACACATTGGGTTGAATTTATGGATAAAGGCTACACACCAATGAAAAAGTTGCAATTATTGAACACTAATTCCATCGAGAAATACGTAGCCAAACCGGTGCATAGATGGTCGCCGGCTGAAGTTGCTCCAAATCTGCTGGAACACTTTAGGAAATGCATTGTTGAGACAAGGAGGAAGTTCATGGAATCCACTGAACCATTCACTCCAAGGCATGATTCACGCATGCCCAAATTTGCACATAGAATGCACAACAATGCTAGATACTACAATGACATAAAAGAAGTTGTGTATCGCTTTATGAATTTCAGGGCAGCATATCCATATGCCAATGAAACCTACCTTTATTATTTTGACACAGTCGTCAGTATTAAAAATGCACAGGTCATCGTTGATCATACGTTGATTGATGAACTTTTTGACCGTTATGAAGTCAGAATTGGAGGAGGTAACGAAGGAGTTGATTATAAAAATGAAAAGCCCGTACAAGGACCTGCAAAGGCTGTACCTGGCGTAGGCACTCCTGTAAATTCTAAGCAAAAACCATCAGTCGAATCCAAAAAGGACGAGACAAAACCTGTAAATAATAATGCAAAACCTGTTAATAATAAACCTGTAAATAACAATAATAAACCTGTACAAAATAAACCACCAAAATATGCACCTGCAAACAAAACTGAAGAGGTGCAAATTCCGGATATACTACAACCTGTTAGAGTTACCAATGCTCCTGCTAAGAAGAAGCAACCTGCATCTTCAAATGCAAAGAAGGCACCTATACCTGATTCAATTCAAGGTAATTATAGTCATTATAAATTATTTATGACTAATGGTAACAGCGATGCATGGGTTGACGCTAGAGGATTAGGGGAATTTGTCTATCCAAACAGTTCTTCTGGATGGTGTGGATTTGACGCATTGTGGCAAGCCCTCACTTTACATTTTCCTTCATTCAATGGCGAACGTCCTAGAATTTACCGTGAATTTATCTCATTTTGGTTAAACTTAGCTGGTGTGCTTGAAAGAGTACCTGACTTTACCAGCGGTTTGTTGGCTCGGGAATATTGGTTGGGAGATCATGCTGTGGTTAATGGTCTTCATATTTTAGGTTTGAAAGGTGGTGTTGTCATCCCTCATGTCAATGAGGCTGGAAAAGCATGTCTGGTCAAGTATTTGAAAACCGACAATCCTAGCAAGTCCTTCAAAGGACCTGTTTGGATGTTATTGCATTCACAACACTATGAACTTGTCAAAGAAAATTTTTCACGATTTTCTGATGACATGGAAGCTCAAGAAATCATCCCTGATTCAAGGTTTTGCATTATTAGCAGAAATTCAAAAAGAATCTGCAATTTAGGTTGGACTCTTTCAGAAGAATGCCAACTTCTTGTCATCAAATGGCTTACACATGCCAACATTTATTCTAAGGTACAAAGAAAGTACCAACTAGCGTTACTTAATTGTTATTCATTCAACATGGACGGAGTCAGGAAAATTTTTGATCCATGTATGATAGCTGAACCGGAATATGCTGACTTATTTCCTGGAGAACAAACTCTTTGGGAAAATAAAGAAAATAGAAAAGTCATCTTGACTGCAGCAGCTGAAGCAAAAACCAAAGGTCTTAAACCTGTGGCCAACATCCCTGATTTCTTTTTAGATTGGGACATGGAGCCTGAAGAGGTCCAAAATATTGCTGAAGCTAAAGTTGTTGCAACAAAGAATAATGAAGGTGAAGTTGTTGATTATGAATTACAACCTAAAACTATTGGCGAGTCAATTGCCTCTCTTCTTACTTCAGGTAGGAAGTGTTCTAAGAAAGTAGTTGAAAAAGTTGATGCTAATGGAGATGAGGTGTATTATGATGATAGGGAGATTGAGGGAAGACTTGCATTCGAAACAGAACATATAGGTAAAGCAATTGAGAGCAGTCAAATAATCATAGATTTTAGGAGTCAGATGGAAGTCTTAACTGAAAAGATGAAGGCTATTGAAAATCCTGAGTCGTTAATTTCTGAATATTTGAAGAGAGCTGAGCATACAAGAAAAGAATTAGAAGAAACTACAGAGATGCTACAATTGAGGATTACTGAGGAATGTAAGCAAGTAACTCAGCTTCAAAAAGATTTGAAGGATGAGTGGAAGGAAGAGTTTAATAAAATAGGCGAAGTTGCCGTCTTAAAAGAGGAATTAGAAGAAACAGTAGAGGAAAGGGATAAACATGCTGTCAAGATTAAAGAATTAGAAATGATAAATAAAGATTTAGTTTTGAGACAACAAAAGACTTTAGATGCTTTGAATGCTGCGTTGGCGCATACAAACAGAAGTCATTGGATAGTCAGGTTTGTAAGATGGCTCAAAAATATCCTCAATCCTTTCAAGGAAGCAAAAGGTGGAATTGACATTAATGTGTCTGATTTCTTCCCTTATGCTTACAATAAAACCAAGCAGGCAGGTAAAGGAATTTATCGTGGCTCTGTTAAAGCAACTAAGAAATGTGTGGAAGTGACTCCTAACCCAAAACAGGTGTATCAGGCAGTCAAGAAAGTTACACCCAACCTCACACAAATCAAAACGGGATGTACTGCCAGTTGGTCAACACTTGGTGGTTTTTATGGATGGGTGAAAGATAGGGATATGAATGTGAAGGTGGGACTTTTGAAGGTCAAAATGGAGGATGTGAGACTTGGTCTAGATTTGCACATAGGAGCAAA